GGTAGAAGCATAATTAATTGACGCATAATTATGTTCCAGTCCACCTGCCCTAGAATCTCTTCTAGGGTGCTCATGCTTCGGCTACGAGCACCATTAGGGTATGGTGTCGATGTTAGCTGAGTGATGAACCTCTGCCCTGATGGGGCCCCGATTAACAACCTTTAAACACAATGAAAAATAACCTAAATCTTTCCAAGATCCAAAGGATCTTGACTAGACTTGGTTACTTTCAGGCGTTCAAAGTTGTAGAGAGGCTCTCCAAAATGGTGACCTGTCGTGGGTGGAAATCCACGTAGGAATATATTAAGGAGACTAGGGTTCTAATCATGCATTTTGCTGCAGGTGCTGGGGTGCGCTCTGGATTGGGATCGAAGGTTAAGACTACTAAAGATGGCATTCCTGTCATCCTAGGTGATCTTATCCCGAAATTCCGTTCCAGAGACCTAGAAGCATATCAAGAGGCTCTTACTGCTTAGCAGTACGATCACTTCTCGACTTACTGGCCAGATCCGGACTTGGCACCAATCGTCAATAAAACGACTTTTGATGCAGACACAGATGAGGCTAAGTAGTTGATGAAACAATCGTTTCAAGCAATTCGACATTTGGGAATTAGTATTCCCAAAGATAAGATTGCTTTTAAAGAGTTTCATATGACTTCAAAGGTAGGTATCCACTGTCAGGCCCTTTGGTCATCGATGTGGGAAGTAACGCAAAAATCCTTTAGGGATTTTATTGTTCCTAACCTCAAAGATTGGCCAGGGATGGCAGAGTGGATGAGTCATATTCAGGAGACTGAGTTCTCTCAGGAACTGTTCCGAGAATGTGCCCCAAAAGGGATCACATTCAAGGAATCAGAACACTAGAGGAAACTATCTCTTGTCCGTGACCCTGCCGGTAAGACGCGAATCATCGCCATCTTTGATTATTGGACTCAAACTGCCCTCCGTCCCCTACATTAGTATATTATTAATAAACTAAGTGTATGGTTTGGAAAGACAGATATGACTCTAAATCAAGGAGGCTTTGACCCTCAGGAACTCACAGGTATCAAGTACTCTGTGGACCTTACCAGTGCAACTGATCGATTCCCGTTTATATATCAGGAAAAGATCATGTCACATTAGTAGGGCCCTAAGATTACTCGAAGCTGGGCTAACTTGCTGGTTGGACTCCCTTTCAAACCAATTTGGGATGAGAGAGCCGTCCATTATGCAAGTGGGCAACCCATGGGGGCTTATACCTCCTGGGCTGTTTTCGCCTAGTGCCACCATTAGATTGTACGAGTTGCTGGATTTCGTGCCCTTGGGCACTATTCCTTTAGCAAGTACATTCTGTTGGGTGATGATATCGTTATTTATAACGATAAAGTCGCATGTGAGTACCTAAAGTAGGTAGAAGGGGTTTTGGGGTGCGAGATATCTTCTCACAAGACTTAGGTCTCTGAGCGAGCTTTTGAGTTCGCAAAGAGATTCTTTGTCGATGGTGTTGAAGTCTCTCACATCCCTTGGCCCCAACTAGCCTTGATCGAGAGGCCTGTAGCTTTGATTGGTCCATTCCTTGCGGAATGGATTCGCCGAAGTGTAAGGCCGAAGAACTTGAATGCCGCATAGGTCAGGACAGTATAGGAATGTGCTGGGGAAGGAAGATCCTTCTCGCAGATCAAACCTCTATTCTTGACTGCCTATGTCATAGCATCTCGGCTCGGTTGTGAGATACCCGTCACCAATTCTATTCAGAAATGGTTGGGTTATCCCCTAACATGCCGGGGTGGCTAGAGCGAACAGATTAGTGACACTGTCGAATGGTGGTCCAGAAAGGCCATCATGCGTGCAATGAAAGCTAATCCGGATATCGGGGTTTACCCCGAGATCCTTAGTAGACTCTAGGGTTGGGAGTTCTCCAAGAACTTTCCGCCTGCGGAAGTAAGTGTCAGATAGATCGCCCGGATGCATTTTCTCTCTCTTGAAGTTGAAAACTTCAGGATTGATTCATTGTTTACCGGAGTGGATCACATTTCACTTCTTCAAGATTCAGATGATTTCCATCATATGGATACCATCTTTATCGAGCGCAAGTCGGAACAGGTGGTTCGGCTCATATATCAAGGGATGCAACGGTTCAGATCTTATCTGTCCTCGCGCAACACCGCCTAGAAAGTAACAAGTAGCCCTATGGGCTACATGCCCGCTGACAGTTTCAGCGCCGAATCTATAACTAATCTCGAGAACCTGCTTGCAGGTTTCTAGTGATTAGGGGGAGATTCGGTTCGCC